CTTCATGGTCCGTTTGTAAGGTTGTCGTCCTTTTGATTAGAAGACCTTTAGTCTTTGAACAGTGATGTGAGTCCCATCAGATCTTGCATTACATCTGGATCTCTTAATGGGGATTGTATTCCACTGTCTACCATATGATCATGGAAAGCTGCCTGGTTTTGTGCTTGATCGCCGTTCATTGGCGTTTGTGCAGCCGTATTATGGACAGTTGACAATCCTGCTATGTCGGAATGAGATAATGTTCTTTGTGGCGCTCCTATCAGTTCATAGTGTGCGAAAGCTTGAAAACTTATTGCTGCTGGAGTCGTTGTATTTGCTCCGTCTATAGCTATCACCATACATTTGTGTGATTGTCGGGATAGTGACGGTGCATCTTCGGGATAATTAGACAATAACGAATCGTAGGTATAGTCATCAGGAGTGGCCGGCACATATATGCATGACCACCACTTCTTAGAAAATGTCTTCAACGATCCTGTGGTTGAATTCTGCCAACCCAACAGTTGTTGAAAAGTATACCTATCTGGAATATCGTCATTGGTCGCCTCACGAGCTGCTAATAATTCTCCTTGATTTGTCAGAGTAGCGCCTACATATCTTATTCTTATGCCCGCTGCTACTACTCTGTATTTAGCTAAACTTACTGTCTCATCCGCAGCATTCGTTCCTATAAAGTCCGATTTTTGGTATGGACTATTGGATACATATGCATTCCAACGAGTTTGCGCGTCACCGAATAACGTGTTCGTGACTACGCTGTACACGTCATTTGTGGCATTTGTTGCATAGAGGCCTACATTCTGTACCCCATCGGTAAGTGAATTCAAATCATTGACTATAAATAGCCATGGGTCGAAAACTATGTATCCAAATCCGTTGGTACCAGAATTGAACACACCTTTCGACCAGCATGAGAATTTCGTACTTGGAGAACTGTGTAGATCAGGAATGCATGGTGGTTCCTTAGGTATGACGAATGGATTCACTAGTGTCTTTGCATATTGACGGACACATGGTGATAATTCGCCCAGCCAACCGTATCTCCTATTGAGTGCTGCTACGCGTTGTGCGTTTGACATAGAATCATATACCGTAGGCACGGCAGCCTGTTCCGCCGCCATCGCCTTAGTAAATGGTATTCCGGGGTTCGTACCGTTTCTACGTCTTCTAATCTTTGCGGGGGCTTTCTTTCCCCCCTTCTTTATCTTTGTGTTATTCATTGTATTAATCTTCGTTTTATACCTTGTAAGACCTCGATCGAATGCAGTCGCGGTCTTAACTTGGTACGAAATGAGATTAACGTGTCCGTATTTCTGCGTACAGGTACTATTTGCAGACCTAAGACAGGATAATTGTTTTGCTTTCCATACTCGAATGGCATCGTATAGTTCAAGTGATGGAAGAAATTTACGCTAGGGGCCATCATGTTTAGAAGAGGGTGGTCGATCGGTTCTAGCGTTTGCAAGTCATCAAAATACCGCTCCATGGTAATTTGATTTGGTATTGCGATGTTAAAGACTTGCTCTACAAGTCTTCTTGTATTTATCGGGATTTCTTTTCTGACCAGTAATCCGTCGTTGAATCTTTTCAAGGCGGTGATCACTCTTGCATACATATAATTGTCATTATAATATTGCCTGACTTCATAATCTTGTGTCATGCGCAATACATATCTTGCAAAAGCGTCTACAATCGGCGACGATTGGAAACTATGAAGCAAAGAAATCGCTTTACATCTATAAAGCCCCATTAGCACATTATCTTTAGACCCAATGTACTTTTCCGGCAACCAGCCAAACTGGATTATGAAATCCATGGGGTTCTTTACTGTAATGCGGTCAGTTTCATCAAACATAAACCCGCAGAAGGATGACTTGTTTATGGATTCAACCTTATTGATTTTAACCGTGAATCCATTTAATGCCAGGCCTTGGGCTGTGGGTTTGTTCCCTGTTCTGTGGCACTCGAACATGAAACTCATTAAATTAGCCCACCCATTTCCCAAAGAAGTATTCATTTCCCCTGACATGCGCTTTGCTAAGCAGCTCATTGTAAAGTTTCTGAACTTACAAATGTTCCTGCCTTTGACATGGCTGTAATAGAACCTAAAAGCATGTAGGGCCATAGGGTTCAGGCTCAACATGTACTCGTAAAGAGGCTCCTCGCAGTCTTCCATAACACATTTGGTAAATGCTGCTTCGTATTGGCTATGATCTGTGACGAAATAGTCCCCATTGACCTGAAATAGACCATCGTCTCCTTCCACTACTCCGTCACAGTAATTGCCAATTTTTATTTGGCCCAATCTATTCATCACGTAATCGGGTCTCTGTTCGACTGGAACATATTTTATAAACCATGGCAACTTGAATATTGCCTTCTCTATAGCGTGAAAATAAGGGCCTATTTCAACTTTGAATGAATCATCCCGAGAATTTATCACCCTTGCGTGTTTGTATTCTGGATAAGATTCATACTTGACGAACGACTTGACTCCAGCACCTTTGAATTTCCCTTCGTGGTCCAATTTTAAGTGGTTGGGGTCAGATTTGATCCTTCTAAGTTCGTCTTTTCTCCAAGCTGGATAATTTGTACCCTGTATCCAGTGGTCGAACGAATAGTCTTCGTCCGGAGGAAGGGGCTTTAGATGCCTCTTCATAAAAGCCACAACAAATTGTTTAAATTCTGCCCGGATTGCTGGACTACGGACGGGAGGAGCGTAAGCAAACCGTTTCTCCACTCCAGCAATAGTTGTTGGGAGGT